AGTGATCTCTTAGCAGGTACTGACTTTTTAAACGGTTCTGCTGGGTTTTTAAATCTACAAGAAGTATTACCTAACGGTGATCCAGTAGTAGCTGCTGCAGCTCATAACGGTTATATTATATTCTTTGGTCGTAGAAACACAGCTATATACGCTAATCCTTTAGATACTGCTTCGTTAACATTAGTAGAAGTATTGAATAACGTAGGATGTGTTGCCAGAGATTCTGTTCAAAGTATTGGTACAGATGTTTTATTTTTATCAGACGCAGGAGTTCGTAGTTTACAGCGAGTAATCCAAGAGAAGTCTCTACCAATGCGGGATATCTCTAAGAATGTTCGTGATGATTTGATGTCTGCAGTGTCTTCTGAGACAGACTTAACTAAAGTTAAAAGTATTTATTTTGAGCGTGATGCTATTTATTTATTAACTTTACCTACATCTAAGTTTGTATATTGTTTTGATACAAGAGCTGCACTACAAGACGGAGCAATGCGGGTTACTATCTGGGATAGTCTAGAACCAAAAGCATTGTTTGTTACACAGAATAAAGAACTATTCGTAGGGAAGCCAGGCTACATTGGAAAGTATTACGGACATTCCGATAACGGAACAGCTTATCGATTGCAATACTATACCAACTACTTTGACTTTGATGCTACTACAGCTATTAAGATATTAAAGAAAGTAGGGATGGTGTTGATTGGAGGAACTAATCAATCAGTAGCTATTAAGTGGGGTTTTGATTATAGCGAAGGCTATCAAGCTACTACTTATAATTTAGAAACTGCTGTGGTATATGAGTATGGAATTGCGGAGTATAATATTGCTGAGTATACCTCAGGTATTGTCTTAGATAGATTTAGTATTAATGCAGGTGGAGCAGGTACAGTAATTCAGCTAGGTTTAGAAGCTGACATCAACGGTAATCCTTTATCCATTCAAAAGATTGACGTAGGAATTAAACAAGGGAAAACACTAGTATGAGTAACTATGTAAAAGCCACTAACTTTACAGCCAAAGATAGTCTACCTTCTGGCAACTCAGGTAAGATTATTAAAGGCACTGAGATTGATACCGAGTTAACTGCGGTAGCTTCTGCTATTTCTTCTAAAGCAGACTTAAATAGTCCTGCTTTAACTGGTACTCCTACTGCTCCTACGGCTGCTGCTAATACAAACACAACCCAATTAGCGACTACAGCATTTGTACAAACAGCTCTTGCTAGTGCGTTTACAAGTGGTATGATTATGATGTGGTCAGGTACAATTGCTACTATTCCTACAGGCTGGGTATTGTGTAACGGTTCTAACAGCACCCCTGATCTTCGTAATAGATTTATTATTGGAGCTCACAGCGATTCTGCTGGTGTGGCATATTCTACTGTAACTGGAAGTAATACACAAACTGGTGGTACTAAAGATGCTATCGTTGTTAGCCACACACATACGGCAACATCGACAGACTCAGGACATACACATACACAGAATGGTTTTGGTGGCTCTGCTCCAGGTGCTACGACTTCGGCTACTCCTATTTTTGGTAGTTCAACAACTGGAACAGGAACAGCAAATATTACAACTACTATTGCATCAACTGGTTCTAGTGGTACAGATCAGAACTTGCCTCCGTACTATGCGTTGGCATTTATTATGAAGACTTAATATGAAGTTACCAGTAGTCTTGCGTGACGACCACACGATGTACTTAGAGCTTCACGATGGAGCATTATGGTTTCATACAGATGTACATAGATGGTCGCAGGAAGTAAAGAAGAAACACATAGAAGATTTAGATTTATTGCAGTATTTAACAAATGTTCCACTGTTAGCTTTAATAGAAGACACGAATACAAAGCTTGCTAAGTTTGCTAAGTTAACAGGATGGAATACTTTTAAACCAGTAGAAGCTAACGATAAGAAATACACTATATTTATTAGGAGCAAAAAATGGGTGGTATAGTTAAGGCAGTAGGAAGTTTTCTAGGAGGAGGAGGCGACGGAGGAGCTGGAGAAGCTGCTGCAGCTCAACGTGCTGCTGCTCAGGCAGGGGCTGCTGCTGCCCAATTCCGTCCTGTCGGAATGACTACCAGATTTGGTACGTCTACATTTACTCGCTCAATAGACCCTGCTACAGGAATGCCTTATATCTCTTCTGCTGGATATACTGCAGCTCCTGAACTTGCAGCAATTCAAGATCGTCTATTTGGTAAGTTTGCTGATACTTTAACAAATGCTGAAACAATGGCAGGACAGTACGGTGCATTAACTCCTGCTGCTCAGAAGTTATTCGGTCTAGGTGCTGGATATTTAGCAACATCGCCAGAGCAAGCTGCTCAAGATTACATGAATCAACAGCAAGGCTTATTAGCTTCAAGTCGTGCTGCTCAGTTAGCTGGAGTAAGAGGAGGATCATTTGCTCGTGGTCGTTCTGGCTTAGGAGTTCAGACTGGTACAGGTAGTGCTCCTGCGTCCCCTGAAATGCAAGCATACTATAATGCATTAGCTCAACAAGATTTAGGTTTAGCAGCTCAAGCTCAGCAAGTAGCTCAGCAGCGTATTCAATTCGGTGCTGGCTTGTTCGGAACTGGTGCAGGTCTACTCGGTGCTCAAACAGGAGGAGAAGCTGGTGCATACGCTCCGTTATTAGCTCAGTTAGGTTTAGCAGGACAAGTAGAGAATATGGCTATGCAGCCTTATCAGTTAGGCTTACAGCTAGGACAGTTACAACAACCTGGTCAAGCTGCAGGAGCTCAGCTCTATACTCAAGGTATGTCTCAAGCAGCAGGTACAGAGTTTGCTGGTAAACAGGCTGAACTAAATCGTGGATCACAGTTCCTTAGCAGCTTAATCGGAGCAGGTGCTATGGCTGCTTCTGGAGGTGCTCTTGGTGGTTTATTTGGAGGAGGTGCTGCGTTACCAGTTAGTTCTGCTACTGGCTATAGTACAGGTGCTGGAGGTACAATTGCAGGATCACTGTTTAAGCTTTAATAAGGAAATATTATGGGACTCCCAACAAACTATCTCTTAGGAAATTCTCAAACGATGCTCGGAGCAGATCCTGAGCTTTATCGTCAACAGTTAGTACAAGCTGAACAAGCTCGTATCCAAGCTCTTCCTCCTCAGCAAGCCTTAGCAGCACAGCTAGGTACTCTCTTTGGTCGTGGCTTAGGGAATGTTGTACAAGGACAGAACTTCTTTGAAGTTACTAATCCTGTATTGCAGAAGCTTACTAACATTCAGAACATCTACAACACTGCAATGCAGAACGCTGATCCGAATGATCCGTTGTCTTTCTATAAAGAACTACAAACACGATTCGCTGATGCTGGTCTAGGTCAACAAGCACTAATGGCTACTCAAGAACTCCGCAGAGTACAAGCTGAAGCAGATAAGTCCCAAGGCGAGAAACTTCGTAATCAAGTTCTTGAGACTGAACTATATACTAAGAATCCTCAGCTACTTGATGAACAGATTGCTAAGGCTCGTTCTGCAGGTAATGATCAATTGGCTAATCGTCTTGCTGAACAGCGTGGTCAGATTCAACTTAACATTGATCGTACTCGTCAGAAAGAAGATCTGGATATGGCTGTACGTCGTTCTAATATTGCTGTTAATGAAGCTCAGGTGGAAAAACTTAAGAAAGATGTTGATGAAGGTAAGATTACAGTTCAAACAGTTCCTGATGGATTCGGAGGAGCTACCGTTATTGTATTAGATAAACAAGGTAATAAGATTCAGGAGTATAAAGTAGGAGGAATACCACAAGGAGGAACTCCAGCTACAGCCAAGCCTCCTACAAGTGGCGGTAGACCTACTGGAGCATATAATCCACAGACTGGTAAAATAGAGCCTGTAAAATAATGCCAATAATTCAAGTCCCTGTTTTAGGAAATATAGAGTTTCCTGATTCAATGTCTAATGAAGAAATTGCTGCAGTAATACAAAAACAATTAGGCACTGAACCAGGTAAACAATACGGAGTAGGAGAAACTATTGCTCGTGGTTTAGAGCGTGGTGTTACTTCGTCTATTCGTGGAGCAGCTCAACTCTTAGGCGGTACTCCTTCTACAATTCCTCCTGAACAACAAGACTTAATTACTCAGATGCAAGGAACTCCATTAGGAGATCAAGTATCTAGCTTAGCAGCTCCTGGAGAAATACAGAAGACTGACCTACAGCGTGAGGCTGAATTCAGAGCAATGGCTCAGCAGCGTCCTGTAGCAGCATATGGCTCACAGATTGCTGGAAGTCTTTTAGATCCTATCAACTTAGTTCCTCTCGGAGGAGTGCGTACTCTAGCACAAGGTGCTCGTAACGTCGCTGCTGCTGGCGGTGTAATGGGAGCATTAGAGCCAGTCTACGGAGAAGATAGCCGTCTATTAAATATTGCTGGTGGAACTATCTTAGGAGGTGCTCTAGGTGCTGGTGTTGGAGGACTAATCCAGAAGTACGGCAAAGAAGCCGTAGAAGCTGCTGGTAAAGAACTAAAAGATAATCGTGCTGTCCTCTTAGGAGGTACTGGTCGTATCACTCAAGACAATGTACCACTTAGTCCGTTAGCTCAGGAGATTGCTGACGTAACTGCTGCTAAGAACATGGAACTGCAGGACAGTATTGTTCCGCTTCTCCAACAATTAGAAGACAGTGAACTAGCACAGAAACTAACTACTGAGATTGCTCAAGGTGATTATCGTGCATTCTTTACAGATGCCCCATTCAGACTCACCGATGTTCCTTTGTCTCGCTTCACTGCTGCGTTCAGTGCAGATAATCCACTACGTCAACAGAACTTAGATGCGTATCTCAAGGCTGGCTACAAAGCAGAAGACCCAGAGAAGTTATTGACTCGTCTCGTAGCAGCAAACAAAGGAGCTGTCGCTACTGAGTTAGATACTACACCTATCAATATTCCTGCTGACTCCGCAGTGAACTTCTTACTAAACCGTAAGGTACAAGAACTAGGCGGTCGTGATCTAATTAATGCTTACATCCCTGCTCTGCAGCGTGGTGTAGATCTTATCAATTCCATCGATGAGTTATTCTTGAATGGTCGTGCTGCTGGTATGACTGATGCAGAGATCGCTGCAGTATTTAAGAAAGACTTCGATGAAGTCAAACCTATCCTCTTCTCCGCTATTGGCAACGTATCGAATATTGGTCGTGCCTTAGCAGCAGCTAAAGCTCAGAAGAAAGTCTTAGGTTCTACTGAGGAGATCCTTAAAGGCTTAACACAGAATGGTGGTAAAGAATTAACTGACATCTTTGCACTGCGCGATGCTGTGTCTCAAATCAAAGCAGCTCCTGGCACAAGCTTTAATAAGAATGAAGCACTTGCTAACCTAACTAAGGAAGCAGTCAAGCAGCCAGGCTGGGCAGATAAGTTCGGTGAGTTTGTAGTTAACTCCTACATCTCTGGTCTTGCCACTACTGCAGTTAACGCTGCGTCTGGTATCGCTAAGGTTGGTCTCCTAGGAACTGAGCGTATCCTGCAAGCAGTTAATCCTGCGTCTAAGGTTAAAATTGGAGAAGTACTCCCAGCATTCAGAGGTTTAATGGATGGTGTGTTGGAGTCTGCTTACTTTGCTAAAGAAGGATTCCTTCGTGGTACTCCACTGGATGCAGCCATGCCTGAGTTCCGTGGTGCTATTGGTACACAAGAAGGTGCTACTAAATTAGAGAAGTATGCTGGAGAAGTTATCCGTATTCCTAGTCGTCTTAGCGTAGGTGTTGACGAGTTCTTCAAGGCTATATTCCGTAAGATGGAGTTCAATGCTCAGGCATATCGTATTGCTTCGTCTGGTAAGTACGGTGATTCAGAAGCAGTCTATAATGCTCTGCGTAAGATAGACACCAAGACTACAGACTGGAAAGACAACATCCTTAAAGCTCCTGAGTTAGCTAGTCTACCTGACAGTGCTCGTGCTAAGTTAGTAGAAGATGTTAGAAGCTTTGCTAAACAAGCTACATTCCAGGCAGATCTAGGCAGCTTTGGTAATAAGATCCTTGCACTCCGAGCAGCTCATCCCTGGGTAGCTCCAGTAGTTCCCTTTGTTAAGACTCCTATCAACATCATGAAGGATGCTCTGTCGTATACACCATTAGGTGTCTTCGCTAAGAATACTCCTACGGATGTCAAGATAGCTCGTGTTGCTATTGGCATGGGTATTACTGCTGCACTTGCTAATCAAGTCGCTGAAGAGAATGTAACTGGATCATATCCTAAAGATGCTGCTAAGCGTAACGCTATGATTGCTGCAGGTATTCCTGAGTACAGTATTAAGATCGGAGATACTTACTATTCATATGCTCGTGTTGAACCTTTAGCAACTATTATGGGAGCTACGGTTGACGGTATTAACGCAGTGCGTGATTATGTAGAGAAACCTTCCTACGATACGAAGAAAGAAAAGCAACTAGTAGTAGATGTTGTAGCAGGTGTTACTAAGAACATTGTTTCTAAGACATATTTAGAAGGTATCTCTGGTGTTATGCAAGCACTGCACGATCCAGAGCGTTATGGTGGTAGCTTTGTTAACAGCTTTGCTGGATTATTAGTCCCTGCTGTAATCGCTGCTGGAGCTCGTACACAAGATCCTTATGCTCGTGTAGTTACTAACTTCGGTGAAGCAGTACAAGCTCGTATTCCTGACTTTGGACTTGGCTTACCAGTACCATCAAGAACAGAACTACCAGTACAATCTAAGCTATTCGGAGGAGCAAGAGAGAATCCTTCATATGGCTTAGCAGCATTCACTGGTTTACAGACAGCTCCTGCAGTTCGCAATGCAGTACAGGAAGAAGTAGCTCGTACTAAGGTAGACTACAACT